GTATCATCGCGGCGGTACCTGTAGCTGGGACAGCATGTGATAAACCCTTCCGGTATCAATAAGTTCACGGCGGCAGTGCTTGCCGCCGGGCTCCTCCTCTTCCTGCCGTTAAACCTCCGTATAAGCATCGCCCTTTAAGCCGACAGTTTGTTATACTGCCGCCGGAACTAATGAGTGGTTTATTCGCCGACTTTGGCTTCACCCATCACTTTGAGTTTTTTAGAGATGTCGCGACGTTCTTTCGACAGCTCGGCGTTCTTGATGATGTAATCGTCAACGCGGTCTTCATAATCGGTTTTCATGCTGGCGATGATACCCTGAATGGCTTCAACGCTCATACCCGGCTTGATGTAGTCGCTGAGGTTGTCCAGCAGCAGGACACGCTTCTGGTTATCACGGATCTTTTTCTCAACGTCCTGAATTTCACGCTGCAGCTTGTTCTTACGACGGAACAGACGAACAAACTCCAGAACGTCCTGGAAAGAAGGCTTAGTTGTTTCCATTTTTACACCCCTAATATTTGAGATTCGGATTCGCTAAAGCGACTGCCCTATAGGGCTAACATAACTGCTAGCAGTCGCTGATGACAATGTTTTTTCCTTTGCATTTATCATAACCCTAAATGCTGCTGAATCGAAGCAACCTGTTCACTTCGCGCACGTATCTGTCTTTTATTTGCGCAGCGCGCGGCAAATAAGGTGCGACAGCAGCTCAAGCTGGCGCGCCAGCTCAATGGTCAGCCAAACATAGCCGTGAATCGGCGTTTCCGACAGATTATCGCCCTGATGCTCTTTGATAAGCTGTCGCAACTCAACCACGATCTCGTTGAGCTTCTCGGTGTTGGCGCGTACCGGCTGCGGGTTTCCCTCATACAGGGCATGGGCGATAGTCAGCAACGTTTGCTGGGTCATCTGTTGGGTTTCACGTAAAGTCTGGGCGTTGAGCATCACAAAATGGCCCTGGCGAGAGGCCCAATAAGCGTTGATCTGCAGTTCCAGCATGCATACCAGATTACGGCTGACGGTCTGGATGGCTTCGAAGATTGCTTTCTGAATATGCGTTTCTTTGCTGGCCGGGGTTATCAACCCACGCATTTTCACCACGTCATTGAGCGCTTTCTGAAGATGTTTTTCCAGCCGCGGGCGCTCAACCAGATTCGGCGAAAAACCGGCCTGATACAGCCGATTGAACGTTGTAACGTAATTCGCCATCTGGATGCGCCAGTGCAAAAACGCCCGCTGCGGCCAGATACCGGTAAACAGCATCGCCAACAGTGAACCGAAAATAACATCACCGCTTCGCCACAGCGCGGTGTTCATATCGCCCGGCGGCGCGCCCACCACCACCGCCAGCGTAATGCCAATCAGCAGCGCCTGATAGGGCCGCTTGCCGAGCGCCAGCCAGCCGCAAAGGAACATCGCCACCGCGCACCACAGCACCATGATTGGCAGTGAGATAAGCTCGAGTTTGAGCGCCACCAGCCCCAGTACCGAACCGAGGATAGTGCCGCCAATACGTTCGAAGGCCCGCGGCACCACATTGCCCCAGAAAGAGATAGGCCCCATCACCACCACCAGGGTGATCAGAGGCCAGGTGCCCTCCGGCACGTTCAGCAGACGCACCAGCAGGAAGGTCAGGACAAAAGCCAGCGCGATGCGGATACCGTGCACAATTCGGTAATGACGATACAGACGGATCTCAAATGGCTTAAGTGATTTATCAGCGCGCACGGCCTGCTCCGGCAAACAGAAAAGGCCAATTGTAGCCGCTTTTTTCACGAGCGCACTGCGCTAATGTAAAAAACCTTGTCAAGATAAGGGATAACGACTTACGAGCCGATACGGTTCACCGCCACATACATCTCAATATCCCAGTGACCATCCTGGTTGCCATCGTTAAGATAAATTTCAAAACAGGGCTTATCCGCGATTTCGAACTCGCTGCTCTGCAGCAGGCTGTCAAAGAACTGCAGCCACGGCGTGGAGAAGTCATGGTTAATGACCCGCGCGCTGGCGCAGGCGTAATCGCCACCGGCAATTGCGGTGAGGATGACCCCTTCACTATTCGGCGGGATGACGTAATCATCCGCCACGGTAACAACGGTGTCACAACGCAGTTTTTCCGCCGGTACCTGCTGCGGATTATCATAATAAACCGCGACCCACTCCTGCGCAGGCACCTGGTGGTGACTGACCCACGCCGCCAGTTGTTCAAACCCCTGCTTTACGGTCTGCTCCCAGGGGCCAACCATATGAAACCCGGCAATCTTGCGGGCATCGAGAGATTGAATGCTGTAGTTCATAGCGCCTCCAGTGTTGATAAAATACTGTATAAATATACACTAAATTTAGCAGCCGGATGAACAACAGTATGTGCGCGGATTCACAGAGTCGCCACAAACGCGAAATGAATAAAGCCCGCCGCAGAGTGCGGCGGGCCAGAGGGTAACAAGATTAAATGCCGTGATGCAGATAATCGCTCAGGCGGGAAAACATCCCACCCTTGCCGACGCTTTCCAGGGTCACCAGCGGCCAATGCCCGACCACTTTGTCGCCATCGTAAAGCGAGATTTCGCCCACGCGTTGGTTAGCGGCGATCGGCGCTTCCAGATCCTTGGTATCCAGCACGTATTTTGCTTTGATACGTGGAACTTCTGATTTCGGGATCGCGAGCCAGAAGTCCTGATCGGTGCCGAGCTTGATCTGCTCTTTGTCGCCATACCAGATATGTTCGACGCCGACCTGCTTACCTTTTTGCAGCACCTGCACGGTGTCAAAGTTCTGTTGACCCCAGTGCAGCAGCTTAGCCGCCTGCTCTTCTCGCCCTTTTGGACTATCGGCCCCCATCACCACGGCAATCAAACGACGCTGGCCATCAACCGCCGAGGCAATAAGATTGAAGCCCGCTCCTGAGGTATGGCCGGTTTTCAGGCCATCGACATTCATGGTTTTGTCCCACAGCAAACCGTTACGGTTCTGCTGGGTGATACCGTTCCACGTCAGGCTTTTTTCGCTATACATGTGATAGACATCCGGCTCGCCGTGAATAATCGCCCGCGACAACACCGCTAAATCATAGGCGGAGCTATGCTGGCCAGGCGCGTCGAGTCCGTGGACGGTTTCAAAATGGGTGTCTTTCAAATGCAATTTTTCAACGTAGCTATTCATCAACGCGACAAATTGCGGTTGGCCGCCGGCGACATAGTCAGCGAGCGCGACGCAGGCGTCATTACCGGAATCGACGATCAGCCCGCGGCTAAGATCGCGAACGCTAACCCGATCGCCCGCTTTAAGGAACATCAGCGAAGAACCGTTAAACACCGGATTGCCCTTGGCCCAGGCATCCTTACCGACGGTGACCATATCATCAAAGGTAATGCGATGGCTGTCGATGGCGCGGTCGACAACGTAACCGGTCATCAGTTTGGTCAGGCTGGCGGGGTTACGCTGTTGGTGTTCATTACCGGCGGTCAGGATTTGACCGGTGGTGTAGTCCATCAGCACCCAGGAACCGGCCTGGATCGATGGCGGCGTCACGGTGACGGGCAAATCAGCGGCAGCAAATGCGCAGGAAACGCTCGAAGCGAGCAAAGTTACAGCAAATAAAAAACGGCCTTTCAACGGCATATCCTCAAGATTTACAGATTCGCCGTCCTTTTTACGGAAGTTCGCCTGAGAGATCAGGGCTAAATTGCAAGAAAATATGACATGACAGTAGATGCATCTGACCGTTACCCTTCTGATGGCTCTACAAATCGTTTACCATACGGAATGCCTTACACCATGGATAACGAATCGATTATGCAAGACAGCGCCAATCAGCCTGGATTTTTATTCCACGACTACTAACATCAAAAAGTAATTAACTGATTTTAATGTACATATAAAAACATTGCAGTTGATAATGTACTAATTTATGTACTCGTTTTTCTATTCCGTCGCGCGGTACCAGGACTGCCAACGGTAAATGTTGGTGCGCAGCTCCTGCCCGCACTCCGCCGTCTGAACATCATTCTGCAAATCAGCGTCACTATCGGAACCTGCATTACTTAGTTTGCATGGCGGGTTCATCAAATCCGGGGATATTGTTGGCCGCGTCGATTGCTCGCTGGCGCAGCTGCACAGCAGCAGGATCAAACTGGCACTTAGTATGATTCGGGTCGTTGACATATTTCACCACATCACGATAAACGGTACGGTAAATCACTTTGGCTTCAGCACTCGCTGTCGCCGCCTTCTGCTCTCCAGCTGCTACAGCTTTTTCCTGCTTCTTTTCCCGCGTCTTCACCTGGCTATTAACGTGCTCAGAATGCGCATACCAGCCTTTCAAATATCCCGCATAGAAAACGCCGGCGACCAGCGCCAGCGATATCCCCGCAATAAGTAATTTCGCTTTGCCATTCATTCGTAAAGCCCCCAGCACGTCAGCGCACTTTCCTGATCGCGGCGGTCAACCTGCCCGTAACAGCCGTCGGCCTGCCCTTTCGTTAACCGGCAATCCCTGCCCCCGTCGAATATCCAGCGCCGGATCTCCGCACATGCCCCTTTGCGGTCGCCGGCATTTAGCTTGCGATAAAACGTTGAAGGGAAACACTTACCCGGCCCGATGTTGTACGGGCAAAAGCTGGCAATGCCGACTTTCTGCGGCTCAGTTAGCGGAACGTGAACATTCTTTTGTACCCATGCCAGCGCCTTATCGCGTTCGATTGCGTTGTACCGGTCACACTGGCGCTGCGTTAACTTCATCCCCTTCACTACCGGGCGGCCATCGATGCGTGTTATCCCCCGGCATATTGACCAAACCCCACCGGGATCGATAACCGCCGTTAGCGTGTTACCCTCACGCTCACCAATAAACTGATCGAACAGTACCGGCGCTGACGCACCGGCGGCCAGAAGCGCCAGCATAGCGGCGCTGAATTTAGCTTTGTTGCTCATATTCTCGCGCCTTCCGCCGGTCGTCTTTGATTTTGAAATACAGATTGGTGAGGTAGGTAAGTAACCCAAAAATAATACTGGCCAGAACGCCGATAGCCGCCCACTGGCTCGGGCTTACCTTATCGAGAAGTTGCAGCAGCCAGTAGCTGCCGCTCACTGTGGATGTTATATACGACGTTCCCGCCGCTATATCCGGCAAATTCTTCATTCGCATGCCTTACCCCCACGGGGATCACTGTGTGTAGTGATGTGAGGGTAAGGCGTTGCCTGGGTCGGAATCCTGACTTTAAATCTGACGGTCGAGCAAAATAATAGCGAACTGATTCACAACGTGCTCGAAGCCCTCGTATGCCACGGTAAGTGGCGTTGTCAGCTGCCGGAAATCGCACAAATGCGGCTGCGCGATGGGGTCCATCGACCAATCCCGTTCGAATTTATCAAGCAGTAGTGCGGCTGCGTTTATGCCAGACACACCGCCATGCATCAGCAGGCCGATAGCCGCAGCGCCAGGTGTTTCGCAGAACCCGCGCCGGTCCTCTGCGCGAATGAATCTGAGGTAATCGACTGTACCGTTCCCCTGCATACCCCGCATCAGGTAGTTGCTGTTGTCGAACTCAGGGGTAGTATTCAGCAGCCGGCACGCCCTCAGGTACGTGTAATAGCCCTGGGCCTCATACGACAGCCAACGGTTGAGGAACGGGTACGAGTCGAACGTATCCATTAATGTTGGGTATGCGTGGGTCGCATACGAGTTAGTTTTCATCATGTTGACGATGGTGTTTATCGCAGCCTGATAACGACCGGCTGTATCAACCCCGGCATAAATCCCGATCGCCAGCATGCGGTATGCGTCCATGTTTGAGTTGCCACCGCCTTTGTTATTCTCGTTCCCTCCCAGCGGAGCCGCACCGCTTGTCTCAATTTTCTGAGCCAACCCGTCGCACGCGCTCACAATAAATATTTTCAGGTCATCCATCACCGTTGTGTTATTTATTTTCTGCGCGTAGCGGTAATACATCTCCACCGCGGCAAAGCACATGCGCCCGGAAAATTGCAGCGTCCACGCCCCGGTTAAATACGCGTTACCGGCGTTGCTGTACGAGCCGATTTTGTCAGTAATAAACGTTTTGAAATACCCATAGCGGGTATCAAAATCCTCTCCATTACGCAGGGCATCGTACAGACCGTAAACCTGCGGGTAACGATAGTTACTGTAATCTGTAGCTGAAACCTGCCCATTATCGGGATTGGTATATAACTCAAACACCCCATCCATGAGCCGTTCTAACTGCTGGTAAATCCGCTGGCGCAAAACATGAGTAGGCGTGCCGCGATAAAACACTCCGCACGGGCGGTTTAATACCCGGTTGCTGATTGTGTTCTCCGCATCCCCAACTGAATACGGGAAAAGCCAATGCCCTGCAGGCCATGTCCAGTTTTCCGGCGTGACATATTCCAGCAGGTTGCGATTATCCAGTGCAGTGAAAAGCCAGCCTGATCGCGTCCTGAGCGCGGTACCCTGCAGTAGCATCGTTGCAGTATACGGACGGACGCAACCCCATGTGTTCTCATTTGAAATGGTGTCACGCACTGTATCACTCATGACAAATTCATTAACGAGGTTCCATGTATTATGCCCCTCGAACGGCACATTAGTGGCGATTGAGGCGCCAGCGTGAATGCTGTACGTGGCATCAGCACCACCACTCAGTTGCACATCAAGACGAACGCCATACAGGTTATTTGCAGGAATTTCACGCTCTGCACGAAACACGTTGTAGATATAGAGCGCACCATTATTAAACAGGCGATATCGGGAAACGCTTTTAATATCTCCTGCCTGTACGCCACCTTGCCCCGCGTGATAAACTGTCTGCTCAACTTCCGCAAATACCGGACCGGTATTAATTAGAGCCAGCGACGCGCTGATAATGTCCGTGTTTTCTACTGCGGCCCCATCAGTCACTGCAACAATTCTGCGCAGCGTTTGTACTCCGATCGACGCCCCACCTTTTAACACGGTCGCAATAGCTCCCGTTGTTGCCAGGAACTGCCACGTAAATTCCCCTACAGTAATTTCCCAGCGCGTGTTATCAGAATTAAGGCGTAATTTTGGGTAGCCCCATTCAGCCACCGTTTTTCCCCTGGTGCCGTAGGTCTCAAGGCGGAACCGCCGGGAGGTACTAGCAGGAAGATCGGCAAAGAAAACAACCTTCCCAGTATTAAACGACGCATCGACATACCGAGAGATATCAGAATCCCGCCGCAAGTTTGCATCAACATCTCCCGCAAACTGGCACGGGTATTCCGTACCGTTTTCATCCGTCAGGCGCAACGCTGCATGAGTTGAAACCTCACCAGGCGAAAACTGGATTGCGATTTCCGATGGAACGCCGATCATATCCACTGCAGTGATATTTTTTATGTCTGCGTTATAGGTGCCGACCAATGTTGCCGGCGCCATAACCTCTTTTTCGGGGCGTGTATACACATCAATGATACCAACAACAGGGGACTGAATGTTTACCGTAGCGGTGCCGCTGAATATGCCGTATACAGGCTCTGAAATTAAATTGGATGGCGCTACTGATCGGTAGTAGATCCTGATGTCGGAAAACTGACTGGTGTAATACGCGCGCACCCCGGCGTCGCTGATTTCGTAGCCAGCTGCGGTAATATCGGAATTAGGGAAACCGAAACGGACGGATCCATCAATGCCGCCAGCGATAGACTGTTCAAGAAGTGTCGCCTGACCACCCTGGGTTGTTGTCTTAAAAATCCCGTCCAGACTGAAAACGGCAAGCGTACCGTCGAACCAGGCGTTTGGCGTCAGTTCTGCAAGAATCGACAGGACGCTGACATTTTCACCAATGGTGATGCCGCCTCGGATTTCGGAGTCGCTACCCTGCAGAGTCACGGCTCTGTATGGGGTTTTTAGTACGCCATTTGAGTATGTTTCCCCAGGGTAAATAGTTCGTGAAAATAGCGTCTTAGTACCCGATGTGGCCTCAATTGTAGCGCCCGTGTCTCCACCGTAAACCAGAGAAAACGAGCGGGCAGATAACACCATACTGTTGTCAGAAAAAATTGATGTCGCGCCGTTGTCGGTAATAGTGGATTTAAGCACGGCATTCTCAAGATATACCGAAATGCCCGAGTTGAACGTATTCAGATTTTCTGTGTGGAGCGTCGCCGCGGTTGAGTCTACATAGTCGCGGGTTTGTTTCAGTGCAGTTGCAGACGGGTAGTCGGTTTTTTCAACGGCAGTTGAACCGACTCGCTGATAAAAAGTAAAGCTCCTGAAACCGCCCACCTGCTCTGGCTTACGGAAATACTCCCCGTCGGCAACGCCGGCAATGCCCTCTTCGACTGTATTAAACGTCGGGAAGTTTATCCCGGCCTCGGTTGCGTACTGCGCTGCCTCATCACGTGCGGACTCGGCCCCAGATTCCGCAGACTGTGCAGCATCCCTGGCTGATTCCGCTGCGGCGATAGCCCCATCAACATCACCAAATTTATCAGCTATCTCCCGGGCCTCGTCGCGAGCTTCTTTCGACTCCTCCGCAGCTTGTTTGGCTTCGGCAATAGGAATGGTGTACTGCAGATCAACCCAACCTTTGGTTGCGGCATCCTGCGGGTTTGTCGGGTCCTGCAGGTTAATGATTTTGAGACCGCCAGCATTGTACGGCCCCCCCAGCAGTGGGCGCTTGAGGGACAGGCTATCGCTAAGAAATGCCTGCTGCATGGCAAGCCATAGGCGGTCGAAATCGGCGTTTATCGTCTCCGCCAGCAGGTCGCCGTTATCCTGATAATCGGTATCGCGTTTAATGACTAATTTACGTAGCAACATGACCACCGAGCCGTTAGCCGGCGGCGTCATAAATACCACCTGCCCCCCGCCAGTTTGCCCTGCTCCCTGTACGGTATAGCCGCTGGTTTGCGGGGTTCCGTTGATTGAAACCTCGATATCGCCAGCATTCATTATCATAAACTGGTAGGCAAATACCGTCGTCAGCCCGTTGGCCGTATAGATGTTATAAGGTGTCTGGTTTGGTACCGACATAGTGAGGAACCCCGGCGGCTAGTAATCTACGGCGACAGAAAAATCGCCATCATTAGGTTGCCAATGTTCCCGCGCCTGCGCGGTCGGAATCCCGACTAATTTACCGATGCGCACAGGCGTAGCGCTGATCGCACCGGACCCCGAATCGATATAGTCATCAGGCTGATTGGTCAGCGCAGGGTTAAAATCACGCATCTGGTCGTACATCGGGCCGTCTAGCACGTCGGAATGCGCCCACAGAAACCGGGACGACAGCGGCGCTTCGAATGCATCGAGGATACGTTTTTGTTTATTGGTGACGCTGAATTCTTCCCGTACTCCGCAGCCGGTACCCTTCAGTGCCTGAATAAGCAATTTCCCGGCAAAACTGCCGGGGCCGTTTACCTCTACGCACACCAACGGGATCTGGTACTTCAGCACCAACTCTTTAATCTGCATCACCTGCCCGCCGGTGATTTTGTCGTTATCATCAAACTCTGCCAGCTCACCAGTTAAGCCCTGGCAAACATGCCAGTAAAGATGCCCGCGGGCGTCGGTGAAAATAAGGGAGAACGCCGAAGCATCCGCCTTAACTTTGCCGGTGGCCACATCCCACCAGGCGACAGCGCCGACGATTTGCGTCTGACCCAGCCACATCGAGCAGGAACGGTTCGCGTAACGAATTTCAGGCTGGACGTTGTACTCGCGGATACGTTCGGGGTCGAGACGAACATCGCCAACCGGCTTACTATGCAGCTGGTACTGGCTATCCCATTCGTTAATGGTGCGCGTTTCCCTACGTCGCTTTTTCATTTCTTCGCGGGTAAAACGCTCCGGCCATTCACAGTCAGCATAAAAGTCGATAAGTGCATCAGGAGCCGCGGCGAACTCTACACCGGTATCAGTGAGCTGATAATCGACGCCCTCGACAAGCAGCCGCGCCGCTTTATGGATGCCAACGAAAACATAATCTGGCCGGAACGGAATTTCGTAGCGCAGCTGCGTGGCGTCTTTCGCCTCGATACGGTGTTCATCGCGGAATAACTTAATGGTCAGGCAGTCGGCGCCTTCGGCCTCTTTCTCGTCATACAGGCTATCGTGGGTATGCGGTGTACCAATAAACAGTTTGCGGCCGCCGGGGATCAGGATGTGGGTTTGCTCGCCGAGCCGGTACCGTAGCTTTTCGCGCGCTTCTGGCGTCTGGATGTTGCGCGGCACTTCTACGTCATCGTTCTGGCACTCATTGGCGCGTGCTGAAGTGACGTTAGACAGAATGCCTTTGGCGTACATGCTGCCATTACGCAAATCCAGTGCGCCATTTACCCACCATTGCTCGACAGTGCCCTGCCCGTCTGGCAGCATGCCTTTTGTCAGCGGGTGATTGCGCAGTACGTTCTGGGTATCGCGGCTGGTTTTATACGCTGTGCCGTCGGATTCAGACTGATGCAGGATCCGGTATTGCCTGTCCTGATAATATCGCCAGGCGTTATACACCGCGAGGATGGTAGATTTACCAAGGCCACGAAAACAGCGAAGCACCGCGAGATCACCGCGATGCTCCAGCCAGTGGCAGACACGATAGTGGCAGTCGGGAACATCCCAGTTCATCCGCTCCGCCCACATCAGGAAGAACGCGAGGAACGATATCATTTCTTACCTTTCTGCAAACGCTCGATAATGGCGGCCGCTTCGCGTTCGGCTTTCGATACCTGCTGGCCCAGCTCGAATGCTTCATCATCCTGCCCCGGATTGTCTGAAGGGGTGCCGCCTCGAGTCTGCATGCCGATAAGCGAATGCACTTTGATAAGCAACGTCAGCGATGCCGCCGCGTTCTTCTTATCCCAGTAGCGATCGCCGCGCTCGTCCTTCGTCAGTTCACTCACTTTCTTATCAGCACCGGGCCAGTTAGCCGGGTCGGCCTCCTGCAGCACCACATCGGTTAATTTATCGGTCAGCGCGGTAAGGCGAGTTTTGTAATCTGAATGCATAAAAAAGCCCCGTGGTTATCCATAGGGCTATGATGTATGCTTTTCGAGGTCGGAATCCTGACTATCACAAGGAGCATAAGAATGAAAAAACTAATACCTTTATTGCTAATTTTTCCCTTTATTGCCTTTGCCTCCCCAGATTTAGTTGAGGATTCAGGATATATCGTCCCAATATCAGGCCCAGGAATACCAGTTACTAATCCATATACCGACTATAAGGTCATTAATAGTATCGATAATGGTAAAAGAATTGAAATCCATGTAGCTGTATTACATTTGCGAACCTATAAAGAAAACGCAGATTTTAGTGAATCCAATACTCACGATGTGGAAGGGAGCAAAACCTTATCTAGCTACGACACTAATGTTTACACAGCCGATTTTATAAAATTCTCCTCAGAAGCTGCTCTAAATTCAACAAAAGAAGACTTAAAAAAATTATATTGTACGCCTGACGGTTTTTACCCGGTTTCATCTCAAGAACGGCTATTCTACAAAACCCGAAAAGAAAATAAAAAAATAATGCTCAATTACTACAGTGATTCAGGAAAAACCCTCATGTTTGGGTTTGGGGTTTCTCCAGAATCATGTAAATCGAAATAGCTATCGCATACCGGGGTCTACCTGGTTAATCAGCGGTGCAATCCAGAAAAGGTTATTACCCGGCAGTAACGTACGCACGCTATGCAGCACACGGTCGCCAGCGTCGCCATTCAGCACGCCGGCGGTCACATCGGTAACCGTATCCAGCAGACCGAAGGTTGGCCCCAGTGCAGAACCGATAAAGCCGCGGCTGGCGTACCGGGACTGCGTACCGGTGCCGAGTAAGGGCCCTAACCCTATCATCCCGCCGGATGCCTTTTCCGCCATGTTGTTATACTCCATCAGCGGGCCGAGGATACCAGAACGGTCGATGCCCTCGAGTACCATCTTCTGCGGCGTCAAATCCACTTCCCGACCATTAGCCGCCTGCTTAAGCGCGTAGGTCAAAGAGCCCAGGCCAATCTGGAAGGCAGTGCCGTAATAAAACTGCGCGGTACCTTCCTGCAGGCCGCCCAACGTCGCGCGGTTATACGATGCTGTAGCAAAAGACTTAAACTGGAATACAGTTTTCCCCAGCGGCGTACTGGCCCACAGTGGCGTATCACCGATCCCCGGCGTGATAACGGTATTGTTTACATCCTTCAGCACAGCAGATTGCAGCAGGCCAGCGGCGTACTGGTCATCCCATTTTTCGAAATTGCCGATATGCCAGCCCTGAATAACTTCGCCGTGCTTCTGAAATTCTCGCTGGATGCGTTCGGCCATCTTCTCGTTGATGCCGAGTTTTGCCAGGCGTTTCGCAGGGAACGCGCCGGACAGAATACCGTCTGACGTGATCATGCCATTCACCGATTTGTTCATATCGTCAAAGTGGCCCATCATGGTCAGTTTGCCGAACACATCAGTAATACGTTCCATGCCAGCTTCTGCAGCTGTCGTACGAGAAGAGCTATCGACCAGATCCCCCATTGTACGCGCGCGGGTATGCAGTATGGTTTCAAGCCCCACGGCCATTTTCTTCTGCTCCGCCCGGCTGGCGAGGTAAGCCGGCGAGCGGGTGATCAGCGCGCCATATCCACGCATGGTATTGCTGAAGCCGTTAACCATCATGCCGCGTGCCAGATCCGGGATAGCGGATACCGTCATGCCGCCGAGTTTCGTTACAAAGTTGGCGCTACGCAGGAAAGCACCGGCTCGGACGAAAAATGATGATGGGTCATCAGGCATACCATAGGTACCAACGAGGCGATCGCGGAGCGCCAGAATATCGCGCAGGTCAGCTTCGCGCGCCTTCGCCAGCTTTTCCTGCTCTGCCGGGCGTAAACGCATCAGCGCGTCGTATTCGTCCTGGATGGCAGCGAGTTGCGAATCCAGCGACTTGTTGCCAAAGGTACGAGTTAATTCGATTTCTGCCGAGGCTTCGCGAATATGACGTTGCAGGACGTAGTTAGCGTCGCTTTCCAGATAATCTTTCATCAGGCGATCGGGAACGCTCAACGTACGCGATTTAGTGCTACCCGGCGCTTTCACCATAAAGACGTTGGCGAACTCCTGCGGAATTTTGGCCCCGACAATACGGTTAATCGTGGTATCGGCAGCGATTTCTGCATCTTCGCGAGACATGGTTTTCTCACCGCGTGACCACCAGTCAACCAGCATATTGCGGAATTTATCGCGCTCGCTAACGATTTTCCCTACCTTGTACACGCGAGGGAAATAGCTGGTCTGCCCCATCGCTTTCAGTTCGGCATCTGGAGGAAGTAAGCCCAGTTCCTGCTGTGCCGTCTTCACGCGATTGATGATCGTACGCATTGCCTGCGCCGCTTCCTGCACTTTCGCATTAACGTGCACGTCGCCGTTGCGCAGCGCCTCGCCAACGATTAACAACGCAGCCGATGCCCTGGCGGATACTTTACCGAACGGTGGCAGCGTCGGTGCTATGCGTATTCGCGAAGCTACACTGGAAGATCTTACGCCAGTGTCTGGAGGCCCACTCGGAAAGCTGGCTAAAAAAGCCGGTAGCTATCTGACGCCGATCACCCGCCTGATGGAATCCCCATCAAAAGAAGCGCGCCGGACAGCGCTGGAACTGGCAGAGAATAACTTCACGCTGGCAGGCAACCTGCGTGGTATTGAAACGCCGGTTGCAGCTGAGACGCGCGTACGTGGCTGGCGCCGCGAAGAGGCGGCCGTCGTTACTGCGAATAAGCAGGCATACACCCAGTACAAAGCCGAAGGCGGTGATCTGGGTTATACGGCTTTCCGTGAACAGGTTGGCGAGGCGCTGCGCAACGGCGACGTGCACGTTAATGCGAAAGTGCAGGAAGCGGCGCAGGCAATGCGTACGAT